TTCAATTATTGGAGTTGTTCCAAATTTGCCGACTGGATTAGAGGCATTGAAAAACCCTATGCTCTTGGGTTGGATGAATGGGGAGTTTGGAGAAAAGAATCAAAACAAAAACACCCGTTTAGATACTGGGTTGCTGAAAAACTGTTAAATTTTTTGCAGGATATTGTGAATCTACCTATGGATATTTATCACACCATAGAAGTATACATTCGCAATCGTTACATAGATAAAATGCACTATCTTAAAACAGGACTAAAGCCGGGGCAATATTACGATCTTGACTATAGAATACTTCACGGTCTTTTTAATGAGTTGACAATTTATGTAGAGGATGAACTGGCTCATCTTAATAAATGGAAATCTGAGAAGAAATATAAATTTATCGGCAGCAGATGTGCGGAGGCAGGATTGGATTACCTAAACTGGGCAGGTCAACTAAAGATGAATGAAGATTATGGAGTAAATCCTGGTGAAAAAGATTACGGTAAACCTACCGCACAAGCAATATCATCTCAAAAAGTATTAGAACTTTACAACTGGTGGAAGGATAGAGACTATAGAACTAATGCGTACTCTGTGTTTACCAAAGAAAAAGATGGTAAAAGCTACTATAAAAAAATAGCCAAGATCATGGATGATTACGATAAAGAAGATACAAAAATGTTGATTGAATTCATTAAAATTCGTGGGAGTTTATGGTCATGAGATTAGATCAAGCAATGAAGCTTAATGTTGGAGACAAGGTGGTGAATTGTTTTATGGATGAGCTTATTATATCAAAAATAGATAATAGCTACGATCCAAAACCACCAGTGTTTATTGCACTAGATACTAGACTACAAAAACATTATTTATGGTTTGATGAAATTTATCATCCAGACCTAGCTGATATTTGCGATGAAGAAAAAAGTTTCATTATGTGGGCAAAAGATAATAGAGAATTTATCGGAGAAAATACTAGATTACTAAAGACAGTTTATATGCAGGGTTTTGCTATGGGATTTGAATTTAAAAGAGCAATTAATGCTCAGGAGCAACTACAAAAATGAGTTGGGATGGAAAATTTAAGTATGAACCTATGAGTCCAACAAAAGTTAAGACTATAATGGAATCATATAAAAACGAACAAGTCTATGACTATATTAAAGAACTTTATGAATTAATCAATTATCAAAAAAACATGATTAATGAACAAAGAGTTGAAATTATTGCGATGAAACATAAAGAAGCATGGAAAAGATATGATATTGACAAACCGCCCAAGTCTGATAATATGGATTGCTAGGAGCATATACAATGTTGTGGAGTGAGATTAAAAAATGGGCAAAAACCCATGACTATGAATGTATTAAAGACAAAGAAGATAATAAGTATTACTGGAGTCATATTCAAGACCCAGATAAGAGCGGAGTTTCTTCAAGTGTGAGTAAGCTTGCCAGAGATATTTACAACAGTATTACAAATAATGCTTGGGTTGATCACCAAGACGAGTTTCGGAGACAAAAAGAAATACCTAAATTTACAACTAATGACTATAATTCATGAATAATAAGAATAATTCAACTGAAAATAAAATACAATGTATTCCTGCTATCACCATTAGCGGACTACTAGCTTCTGCTATTAATGGTATTGTAGCATTTGTGGCTGTGTATTTTTTCAAACCATTATGGCAAAAAATTATTAAACTGTGGGAACCAAAATAATGAATGTAAAACTTGTTAGCTTAACGCCAGATGCAGAAAAGTCTATGGCTTATTGTGCTAGGGTTTCAAATCCTAGTAATCAAGACAACGATAACTATGCTAAACTGTTGAAATACTGTATTGATCATCATCATTGGAGCATATTTGAAATGGCTTTCATGACTCTGGAGATCAATACCACCAGAGGTATTGCTGCACAGATTTTACGTCATAGAAGTTTTACGTTTCAAGAATTTAGCCAAAGATATGCTGATACCACTCTGTTAGCAGATAATATACCGTTATTTGAGTTGAGGAGACAAGACAATAAGAATCGTCAAAATAGTATTGATGATATAACTGATGATGTAAAAGTTAAATGGAATAGTGAAATACGACAACATTTTGCAAAAGCCAAAGGTATTTATGACGCTATGATAGCGGACGGTATTGCTAAAGAGTGTGCTAGATTTGTTTTACCTCTGGCTACACCCACTAGACTTTATATGAGCGGTAGTATAAGATCATGGATTCATTACATTAATCTAAGGTCTGCTCATGGAACTCAAAAAGAACATATGATTATTGCTAATGAAGCTAAAGAAATTTTTAAAACTCAATTCCCCATTATATCGGAGGCTTTAGGATGGTAGAAAAAGAATTTACTGTAACTGGACAACTTAAAGAAACTGCTGGATCAGATAAACAGATGCTTATTTTACATCGTTCTTTTTTTACTTCATCCAAAGAAGAAGCTATCAAAAACTTTCATACTCATTTTGAGCCAGAACTAAAAGTAGTTAAGATTTTTTCTGTAGTAGACGATAAAGGAATTTTAGTATAATGGATACTAAATTAGACTTCACTCTAAAAGTAGTAAAAGAATTACTACATCACAAGTTTTCCGTTAAGCTATTAAATGTGGACAACATTGATGGTTATGGCGGATGGTTTGGCACTGATGAGGGTGAAGAAGAATTTGTGGTCGCCATGAAACACCATATGGGTTTTGAGATATTTATTCATGAATACTGTCATTTCTTACAGTGGAAGTATGACAGGAAATTGTGGAATAAATCTATGATAACGTATGATCTTCTATTTGATTGGATTGGGGATAAAAGTCTGGACGTTACTGATGAAGCTTTAAATACTAGCCTTCATGATATATTGGAGATTGAGCATGATTGTGAAAAAAGAGTATTAAAGTTAATTAAAAATAATCCTATTGAAGATTTTGATAATGATAAGTATATTAGGGCGGTTAATGCTTACTTATGGAGTTATCATATTAATAAAGAATTGAGATCGCGTCCTAAAAATCCTATCTATTCACCAAGGGTTTTACAGAATATGCCTTCTATTTTTCATAATGATTTGTCCTATTACTTAGATAAGAATAATCTTACAGATTCTATAAAGCAAGCATTATTAGTTGAATACTGAGAAAAATTCAAGATAGTGTTGACAACTGCCGATATTGTGATAGGATACGCTAACGGAGAACCTATGAGTAATAGATTCGGCTTGTGCTGTATTAGTTTGAAGCTGAAAGATCAAGGCTTTAATCATCAGACTATGACATATAAACGGTTTAGTTCTTTACCTAGAACTGAAGCATTGTCAATTCTTGGTGATAGAATTCTTAATAATCTTATTGTTACAAATGAAACTATTAAGTTTTGTGCTGAGAACAATTATGTTTATCGTGTTAGTAGCGATATTTTTCCACTCATTACTTATGATGAAGCTAATGTTAGTCTAGAAGATTTACCTAACCATGATCTTATTCAAGACGAGTTTGATAATATCTCACAGACTATTACCGATACTAATGTTCGTATTACTTGTCATCCTAGTGAATTCAATGTACTTGCTTCAACCAATGAAAAAGCAGTTGACAAAACAATCACAGAACTCAATTTCTACAGCAGTTTTTTTGACAGAATCGGCTGTCCGGCAAATTATAATTCCCCGATGAATCTTCATGTACACAATAAGAACGGATCACACTCTGAGATTATAGAACGATTCAAAAGAAGTTTTGATAAGCTGGATGACAACTGTAAGGCTAGGCTTGTTATTGAAAATGATGATAAGTTAAATTGTTGGAGTGTTTTAGAACTAATAACCCACTTTCATCCTAAAACCAATATTCCGATCACGTTTGATTACTTGCACCATAAATGCCACCCAGATAAATTAGATGAGGAAACGGCCCTCAAGGCTTGCCATGATACTTGGGGAGGCTTTAAGCCACTATTTCATTACAGTGAATCTGCACCGGGAAATAATCCTCGTAAACACGCAGACTTTGCTGTTAAACCATTAAATACTTATAATCTAGCATTTGATATTGATATGGAACTTAAAGCTAAAGACCATGCTATAGAAAAATATGAACAAATTATTAAAGGAGTATTAGTATGAGTGCTTGGCTTATAGGATTAACTGGGCTAGTATATTTATATGTTGCTGTTGAGCAAGGATACAGGGGCAATATTGGTATGCTTATAGCTTATACTGGTTATGCTTTTGCTAATATTGGCTTGTATATGTTAGCAACTAAATAGGAGGTTGATCATGAGAGAGCCTAAGAAAATTAAACTAACTAATAATCCAGAAACTCCAAAGGTTAATTTAACCCCACTACCACCAATAAACACTAAATATGCTGATGGTATGATCGACGATATTCCTACAACTAAAGAAAATAAAACTTGGAATGAAAATCATAAACAAAACAATTCGTAAAGCATACAGCCATTGGAGTCCTAATCCTCTTATTAGATGTTACCATTATTGTGCGGCTTTTGATGGTAATAAGATGATTTGTTTCAGCCAAAACAACCCGAT